TTTTTTTTGACATAAATAAAAGTAGATTATGTTTTATACTGAAAGAATAACAATTTACAAAGAGCCTAAATCAACAATAATGAATACGATAACTAGAGCGATTGCAGGTATAGTACTAATTGGTGGTTTCTTTTTTCTACTTTCACTAGGTCTTAATTACTTACAAAAACCTAACGCATTAGAAAAAATAGAACAACGATTAGATGAAGCAGAACAATCACAATCTGTACTTACAGAAAACGAAAAGAAACTAAAGACAGAAGCCCAAACTAAAGAATGGGAAGAGGTAGACGAAAAGACAATAATACCTCTACCTAAACCTAAGTAATTTTCATATAAATAGCTGTATGACTATTACAAACTCATACACAAGACAACCTACAAAGTTTGATTACGCAGAACCTACAAAGTTTAAATTTACTATAATTAAACTTCCTAAAGTAGAATTTTTTGTAACTACAGCCAATCTACCTGGTATTTCATTAGGTGTTGCTGAACAAATCACACCTTTAAAAGATATACCACTACCTGGTGATAGATTACAATATGATACATTGAATATACAATTTTTAGTAGATGAAAATTTAGAAAACTATAGAGAGATACATGGTTGGTTAACTGGTGTTGGTTTCCCTAAAAACTACGAGCAGTTTCAAAACGTACAAGGCGCAGCTACAGATAGATTTCCTACAACTGAAAATGTGGGTACTAGTAAAGAATTAGGTGCAATAAGAAAGGCCACACAAGACGAAGGTGGTTTATATTCAGACGCTACGTTGTTTGTATTAACAAGTAAAAACAATTCTAATTTAGAGGTTAGATTTAGAGATTTGTATCCTATTTCATTATCAGGTTTAGATTTCAATCAACAGGCAACAGATGTAAACTACTTGACAGCTAGTGTAACGTTTGAATACAAAATTTATGAGTTTGCAAATGTAGGAGGTAGTGCTACTTTAGAAACTACTAGTTAATTATATTATAAATTATATTATGACCGTTCGTATAAAACCAAGAGATAACGATTTCACAAAAAATAGATTAATGAGAGGTGGCCCAGGCGACAAGTTTGTCGGTAAGGGTAAAGTCAACATGAGCTCATGGTTTAAAGATGTTGATATTTTAGAAGATCAAATTAGAAGTGGTGAGTTACCTTTCTTTTGTACTGCTCCTTTTCAAATGGTATACACTACAACAAGAGGTGAATATGCACCATGTTCCTGGGTAAAAGAAGGTTACAATCCTAATATCAAAGATGTAAGTATAAAAGATTATTTTATTAATGATAAAAATTTAAATGAATTACGTAGAGAGATGACAACGCCAGGGTCTGATCTTAAATTAGCAAAGAAGTGGTGTTTAAATTGTAGGCACCAAGAAGAACATTATGGTAGATCAAGGCGACAGGCTGCATTAAAAATACAAACAAACGATCATGGTATATGGCCTGGTATAAGAAACGCTGTAGAGTATTTTAAAAGAAATAATCGTGGTGTATTTCAGGATAGAGTATTAGAGATACAAGTAAAAGCGTTTGGTAACAAGTGTAATTTAGATTGTTATATGTGTGTACCTTATGACTCTACAACAAGACTAAAATCAATACACTCAAAAGAATTACAAGGTGAAAATGTGTTTTCAGAATATTCTAAAACACCTTTAAAAAGTTTTGAAAAACAAGAACTAAAATCTGTTGTAGAGCAAATAGTAGAATTAGCACCTTACATATACAATTTAAAGTTTATAGGTGGTGAACCATTAGTTATGAAAAACTTTTATCTATTACTAGAACAAATAGTAAAAACAGGTCATGCTGATAAAATGATGGTTAAATATCAAACTAATATGACGGTTACATCATTTGAGAATATAAAGATAACAGAATTTATTCCTAAATTTATGAACTTTGAATTTACGGTATCACTAGATGGTATGGGCAAGACGGTTGAGTATGTAAGACGTAGATGTAATTGGGAAGAAATAGTAAGAAATATAAAAGAAGTAAAACAATTTCCTAATGTTACGGTTAATATAAATGGTGCAATATCTTTTTTAAGTGTATTAAGATTTTATGAATTATTAGAATGGATAGAACAAAACAATGGTCTGTTTAGACAAATCAATTGGTCTAATATTAGAAATCCTAAAAAGTTATGTGCTAACGTATTGCCAGATAAAATAAAACAAGATTTAATTCCTAAGTATGAAGGTTTTCCTGACATACAAGAATTGTTAAAAGAAGATAATCATGGCCTAGACTATCAGGACACACTAGATTACCTTTTGATGAACGATAAATATTACAAAGGCACCAAGTGGGAAGGTAATTTGTTTGAAGTTTTCCCAGAACTAGAAGAATATTACTGGAAAAGATTTTAATGAAAATGACTCAATTACAATTGCTTAATAAAAGACAACACGTTATGGCATATGATACAGATGATGTGCCTGAAAAACAATTAATTGAAGACTTGTTATGGAAAGCATGGAAAGTTACACCATCAAAAAATAATTTTATGCCATATCATTGCAACGTATTAGGTCCTGAAAGAGTTGCAGAAAAACACTCTATATGGATGAAAAGTGTAAAAAACAAAAAAGAAATAAACGAAGCAAATATTAAAGATCACAAAGAAGATGGATACAATCCATACTTTGAACATTTAAGTACAGCACCTTATCTATTAGTATTTACACAAAGAGTATGTGAACCAAATGAATACTACAGAAAGACTATAGAAAAAGGTGACTACTACGAACAAATGCACGAAGACCAAATATCATCTATGTTAAGAACTACAGCAGTAGAAGTAGGTATGTGGATGGCTAATCTATCTGCTTTCGCTTTAGAAAAAGGTTTAAATACATCTACGATTGCTTGTTTTCCCTATAGAGAGGATAATTCTGAATGGGAAGATTTACCTTGGGTAGAACATCCTGTAGTATTACTAGGTAGTATAGGTAAAGCAAAACAATATCGTAGAGAAAGTATGAACGAAATACAAAAAAAAGACGATCAAAAACCAGAACCAGAAACTATAATAAAATGGATTTAAAACCTGCTAATATAATATTACTGATTGATTTTGAAGGACATCCTGCGTTAGGTAGCGAGTTTACAAACAATCAACGTTTTTCTACATTGAATTGGTTATGTAATCCTGTTAGAACTTATCCTCTTATTTTTGTTTCTAATCATATACCTGATAGACACAAAAAAACTGAAGAAATGGCAAAGATGGTAAGAGTAGAAGGTAGACACATATGGAAAACTATACATCCTGATAACAGCACTATTGATAGTATTAAAATAGAAGTAAAAAAATTAGGTTACTCTATTAACAAAGTTATAATAGGTGGCACAAATACATCTGGTTGTGTGTTTAGACACAAACCTTTTTGTGCTATTAATTGGGCAAAACGAGGTTATGATGTTCAAGTGGCTGCTGAGATGGTTGCAGAATATCAAATGCCTGGCACTAATGGTGAAGAAAGAAATCAACACGCTATGGCAATCGTGTGGCGAGATTGTGCTAAAGAAAACGTATTTAAAAAAATAAGATATGTAAGGAACATAGATATAGATGTCTGATTTAAGATGGACAGATAAGGGCGAAAAACAAGAGTACACCGATGCTACTATAGAACGAGTCGGTAGAGATACTGCTCGTTTAACTAGAGGTGGTCCTGGCGATGACTCAAAACCAGGTCAAGTAGATACAGCACAATGGTGGGTAGATATATCTCCTAGAACAAGAGAAAAAGGTACGGCAAATCCATCTGTAATAGGTCAATCACCTGAAGACAAATCTATAATACAACAGGCAAAAGACGAAGATATATTTTTCTGTACTATACCTTTTACACAGGCATATTCTGAAATGGATGGTGGGTGGAAAGCATGTTGTTTTGCACATAGATCAGCTAATGGTCCTACCGTTGAAGATACATCTATAAAAGATTGGATGGAAAATAGTGATTATATGAAGTCAATACGAAAAGAAATGACTACTATAAACTCTAAATTAGAAAAAGTAAAAAGATTTTGTCAAAGATGTATAGCAGATGAAAAACGATATGGTAGATCCAGAAGAACAAACTGCTTAAAAATACATACAAACAATCCAGAGTTTGCAGATGACATAATAAAAAACGTAGAGATGTATAAAGCAAGTGGCGTGTGGGCATTTGACGAAAGAATAATAGAAATACAATTAAAGATATTTGGTTCTGAATGTAATTTAGATTGCCATATGTGTCTTCATACAAACTCATCTATAAGACAAAGAGGTGCAGAAAAAGGTGTATGGAATACAAAGTTGTGGGAAGAAGAAATGGACGCAGATTGGGAATCTGTTCAACGTGATTTTAAATTACATGGCAAAGATCGTACAGGTACATTTAAAGGTTCAGTAAAATCAACAATAGAACAAGTTGTAGAGTTAGCACCTTATATACGTAGTATAAAAATCATAGGTGGTGAGCCTTTGATTATGAAAAAACATTATCAGATGATGGATGCTATTGTAGAAACAGGACACGCAAAACACATTTATGTTAAGTATCAAACTAACCTAACAAAAGTAAGTGTTGGTAAGCATAGTATGTTTGATTATGCACCACACTTTAGAGAGATTGCAGTAGTTGGTTCAGTAGATGGTGTAGGTAAAACTATTGAGTATATGAGAAGAAGAACAAACTGGCAAGAGTTAGAAGATAATATAAAAGAATGTGGTAAATATCCTAACGTGGTTGTTGACTTTAATGGTTTAGTTTCTTTTTTAAGTGTATTGAGATTTTACGAAGTACCAGAATATGTAAAAAGTAATCCTAATATATTTCAGATCAACTGGGCAATACTTGAAACGCCTAGAAGTTTACGACCTAACAATCTGCCACAAAAAATAAAAGATAAATTGATACCAAAATACAAAGAATGGCCTGATATTGTTGCGTCATTAGAAAGACCACCTGAAAAAGATTTTAACATACAGGAGGTATTTGCATATCTATTGAAACAAGACAAATATTATGAAGGCACTAAATGGGAAATGCACTTGTTTGATGTTTTTCCTGAATTAGAAGAATACTATGACCCAACCTACGTACCACAAGACGAACTTAAAGGCACTCTAAATATAGAAAACAAAGAGGATATATTATGACATTTGACGAACTACAAGAACTCGCTGAAAAAGACCTAAAGATAAATGATACTGAACTTGATTTAGAATCATTAAAAACACCACAACTACATAACAAGTATATGAAGTTTCATAATCAATATGTTAATCTATTAAAAAAGGCTGAGCAAGATTTGGCAAGATTAACAAGAGAAAAATGGGAATACTATACAGGTAAGGCAGACCCTAGTGTATATCAGGTAAAACCATTTAATTTAAAAATATTAAAACA